ATACCGTTGGTGCTTATGATCGTCTGACCATTGACAATCGTCTTATTCCATATAGAGGCGTTGGTCCATACTTGGTATTTGATGAAGTTGAAAATACAATCAAGAATATCACTGATGCTAGATTTGCTTATGTTTTCGTTGATGGTGTACTTCAAAATCCTGATACCTATATTCTTAATGGACCCAACATTACATTTACTGATATTCTAACTAAGTATACTCCAGAAACTGGGGAAGCAACGTTTAGTAAGGTAGATATCATTTCTTTGTATGGAAGACAGGTTCCAAAAACATTATCTTTCTATGATTTTGATAGATTTGGTTATACTAATGAATTAACAATAAACTTTGAAAGAAAAATTACTACTGCTAATGGAACTTCTGAATATCTAAATTTCCAGAACAGTCTTAATTCATTCAATCCATATGCTACCAAAACTTTATATACACTTGCCGCTGATGGTACTAGAAAACATCTTGGTAAGGTAGATGGTATTTTCTATACTGAATTGGCAGATGGTACAGCAGATGGCAGTTCTAAACCAGATGTTGTTGCAACCAAATTTAGATTCACGCTTTTAAATGCATCTAATATAGATTTTGAAAACTTTTCTTATGATCCATTAACAGATGACGATGATGATTACACTAAAGTTCAAACTATATTTGTAACTGATGGTGATATTATTATTAGTCTCAATAACCTGAACAAAGAATATTCCATCGATGTTTCATATAGAACTGATGATGAGGGATTGAGAGAACTTACTAGGGATATTCCTGGATGGTTGCGTGGGTCTGCGATTGGCGATGATGCATATAATACTAAGTATGAATTGCTTAGTGATATTCTCGAAGGTGATCAAATTTTGGTTGACGGTGAATCTGAAACCAGAACTATTGAATCTATTCCTGCTTTTGCAACAACCAGAAACTTTAGGAATGGCGAAGTTGCTAAGTTTGAACACTTTGCTAAGGTAGAAGCAACTAATTATAATGGATTGATTAGAGGTGAAGGTCTTAGTGTTACTTGCCAAATTACTGATGGTGTAGTATCTAATATTGGATTTAGTGATCTTGAGTGGAACAAAAGAGACCTTAAGTTATTCTTTGACACAGGTATTCTTCTACAACCAACAGCATACCAATACTTTAGTCCACCACAAATTAAATTTGTTGCCCAAGATGGTAATGGTGGTGGTGCAAAAGCAGAAGTTCTTTCTGTAAACGGTCAAATCTTAGATGTCATTCTGATTGAAGGTGGTTCTGGATATACTTCACCTCCTAAAGCAATTGTAACTAGAGGTTACGATGTATACAGAAAACCAAATCGTGTAATTAGCACTCTTTACAATTTTACTGTATCAACGCAAGTTGCTAGTGGTGGTTCTCTATCTGTAGTACAAACCGAAGTTGCTCTGTTTAGTGAAGGTGCTCAGTCTGGTATCTTCTCTATTATTTCTTTTGGTGGTCTTACTGGTGTAGCAACTCAAACTGCTTCTCAGAAAACTACAGAGGTTCATGGTGAAGGTGTTGAAGCAGGTACTGAACTACGTCCTAATATAGGGCAGATCACTACCAGGCGTCCAATTGATACTAATGTTTCTCAGGCAACTATTCCTGGAACAACTGTTACTCAGATTACATTGGATATTACTCCAGTGTCGATTACATCTACATCTACTATTGAGACTCAAGAACTCAATCTTATTGTAGAGATTGACATTAACAAACCAGCAGTATTCATTCAAGATTCTGATGCCTACAGTGGCGTTGGTGCTTTCTTGGATTCTGCTTTGTCTCCAAGTGCTACTACAGTATACATTCCAAATACTTCCTTGTTCTCAGATCAAGGCAAACTGCAAATTGGTAAGGAAATTGTATCTTACGATTCCAAACTACTTGACAGATTCCTAGATGTAACCAGAGGTATTGATGGAAGTTTTGCTCAAGCACATCCAGGTGGTCAGTACCTTAGAACACTTCCTGAATCTATCAGTGTATTCTCTGCGGGTGTTCAAACAATTCTGCAAAGCGAAATTTCTGTTGCAACCACTGACATCTCAGTAGTTGAGCAGACAGCAACTATAACTTCTGAACAGTCAGTAATCTCTCAAGAAAGAATTATTGAAGTTACTATTAGACATGAAGAAATTACCGCATTCCTTGATGTTGAAGTAGATAAAGAATTACTGATCATTCCCCCAGAATCAGAACTTGATAATTCATCTTTAGCACTTGGATTCTCTAGCGTCAGTTACATTAGTACTGCAGTTGAAAATATTAGTTCTAATATTACAGCAGTTCAGCATAGTTCTACTATCATTACGGTAGAGAACAATATTGAATTGGTACAGAACTTACAAGTTGGTACACAAATTACCAAGTTTGATGGGTTTGCTACCATTACTGCTATTTCTTCTGCACTACTAACACCTGAAACTCAGGTTCAGGTATCTGTTGCTCCTGTAATTAATACTATGAATGCCTTGGTGACAAATTCTGTCATCACTGTCATTCTTGCTACTGATACTACAGCAAGAGTTGATTTCACCAGAGGTGCTGACGGTGGCATTCTTGGTGGAGAAACAGCGACTGAAAGAAAGGATGCTGCAGCGACTCAGGCAAACAGTGTAGAAATGACTTCTACAGTGTTTACTACTATTATGAGTAACGTTGATACCTCCGCATCTGGTATCGAGTCTACATATAGTGTAAGTTCGCATCTACCAGTTATTGGTGGTATTGATAAACCTGCTGATATACAATTAACCAGACAAACTGGTTTAATCGATTACTTTACAGAACTTGTGGTATTAGAAACTTCCGTTGTAACTAGAAATTAATGGCAGAACTACAATTAGCATCACCATACAATCAAGTAACTAAACGTGACGGAACCAATGTTACTGTAGGAAATTTTCGACAGAGAATTCCTGCAGGATTTGAGTCCTTTACTAGCGGTACTGTAACATTCACTCTTGCTGATTATGAAGCAATTAAATTTGAAGGTGATCATGTTATAGATGATGTAACCAGAGCATATCCTCAACTTGCTATTAGAGATTTTGAATTAAGACCTTTTTCTGGATTCACTCTAGGCGGAGATAGATTCACTTTGGGACCATCACCAATGATGATGGGGTTGACCATGGCAAATGGCAATCAAACTATATCCGTAGATGCAGCAAATCCAACGGAAATTGTTGTGCAAACAACTAATAATTTCCTAGATTCTGGGCATCTATTTACATCTGCGCGTTCACTTATAGAGTATACTTCTAAAGTAAGTAGTACTCGATTTTTGGGTTACGTTAAAAGCGGACCTAACACGCTAAATAACAATGATGAGTTGATCCAATTCTCTGGTCCTGAGTGAACCAAGGATAAATTAGTATAAATAAATCAGATATTAAATAACGTTCTAGAGAAAACAACAATGGCTGCAATTATCTCAGATAAGTTTAGAATTTTTAATGCTAAACAGTTTCTAGAATCTTTGTCTGAAGGTGCTACAGACACCTCCGACGAGAGAACTAGAATGTATTTCTTCGTAGGGCGTCCACAACGTTGGGATGCTTATCTGGAGATTTACTCAGCGAACGCAACTGCGTTCTCTGCAGGTCAAAGTGTGTATGTCAGTTCTGACACAAATGGATCCTATACATGGTCCAACGCACCTTTCCGCGCAACAATCGAAAAGGTTTATGACAACTCATTGGTATTGAGTTCTGTTACTCCTTCCGTTACTTCTGCTCCACTAACCAACGCTGTTATTGAAGGTTGGAACGGTTCTTCTGACACTGGTGCTGAGGCACGTGCAGGCGTTTACCGCTATGCAACAGAAGATGCACCTCCAACACCTCTCGACAACCAAGTTGAGAAATACGGTGTATATGACGAAATCATCGCTGCTAAGCGCATCACCGATCAATTTGCACGTGCTGTAATTACACGTTATGATTGGAACACGCTTGCTGCAGAAGCACGTTTCGACATGTTCAAGCCTGACTATTCTTCCACAACAACTGGTCAAGTAGGTAAGCAGTCCACAACTGGTGCTACTACTCTAGGTGCTTCTAAGTTCTACGTTATTAACAGTAACTACGAAGTCTTTAAGTGTCTCTATAACGGTCAGTTCCCTGGTCAGACAGATCCACAACCTGCATACGAACCCAAGACTACACCTTCTGGTGGTGAAGGTACTTATAACTCAAGTACTGGCATCTTTACAGAAGAAGCATCTGCAGTTGTTGCTAACGCTGCTGGTTCTGGTTATGTCTGGAAGTACATGTACACCATCCCTACCGATGATGTTCTGCGCTTCTTGTCCACTAACTTTATGCCTATCAACCTGAAGGCAGAAACAACACGTGCTGCAACCGAAGCTCTTGCAGTTGATGGTGCTGTAGACATCGTTCTAGTTGAAGATGTTGGTTCAGGTCTTCCTGATGGTACTCACTATGCACCTATTTCAGGTGATGGTCAGTCTGTTACCGAAGGCGTTGTTAAGGTTGTAGTTACCTCTGGTGCTATCGAATCTACCGAAGTTGTAGTTCGTGGCGCTGGTTACACCTATGCTAGTGTTCTCCTTGATGATGGCGCTACTACTGGTGGTGTTAAGTCTGGTCTTTATGCCGAACAGTCCCTGACTACTGCTCGCACTGGTGTTACTGGTGTTGGTGCTCTTGAGGTTGTTCTTGCTCCTCAGGGTGGTCATGGTTCTGACTTCGAGTTGGAATTGAACGCCAAGCGCGTCATGACTAACATCCGCCTTACTTATGCTGAAGGTTCTGGAGACTTCCCTGTCGATAACGACTTCCGTCGTATTGGTATTATTAAGGACCCCTACAACTTCGCTACCACAGATTACGCAGTTCTAGATACCCTTAACGGTCTCTATGCTGCTAAAGTCACAGGTGCTACTGCTGATTTTGTTCCTGACGAACAGATCACACAAGCACTTGCTTCTGGTGGTACTGCAAAAGGTACTGTGGTTTCTTGGACACTTGACAGTGGTTCTACTACCGCTGGTGTTCTTAAGTATCTCCAAGCACCTGAGCAGCATACCGATAGCGGTATTGTTCGTGCTTTCGATGATAGTGCTTCTATCATCGGTGCTTCTTCACTAGCACAGGGTACTGTAGATGATACAGTTACTGCAGTAACACTTCTTGGCGTTCCGTTCACTGACGGTTTCGGTACTCCACAGATTCAACCCAACTCTGGCGAACTCATCTATGTTGAGAACCGCCGTTTGATCACCCGTGCTGCTGACCAAATTGAAGACATCAAGTTAGTTATTGAGTTCTGATCTCCTATATACTATAGGAAAATTAGATCGTTAGTTGCTAGAAATGCCCCAGAATACTAACTTAAACTCATCGCCTTACTTTGAAGATTTCGATCCTCAGAAAAATTTCTATAAGGTCTTATTCAGACCAGGGTTCGCAGTACAGACCAGAGAGTTAATTCAACTCCAATCTGTACTGCAGTCCCAATTAGAAAATTTCGGTAGGAACGTCTTCAAGCAAGGCGATCTTGTTGTGCCTGGAGAAGTTGGTCTAAACGTTAGACTTAACTATGTTAAACTGTCGTCAGTTTCTGAAGTTGCGGTTGCCGATGATAGCGGCAATGTAACATATAAGAAATATGACATTAAAACTCTAATCGGTCTTAAACTGCAGGGTGTATCTTCTGGGGTAACTGCAAGTGTCATTGAAGTTGAATATGGTTCTGATACAGAATCAGATACCTTATATGTGAACTATCTTAATAGTGGTGCTTCTGGTGATGAAGAAAGATTTAGACAAGGCGAAAACCTTGAAGTTATTGGTGGCGTAAATTCTCCACTACTAGTTGTTGGTACTGATGGGGTATCACTTCCAACTTCTATCGGTATTACTAATAGTGATACTGGTGCCACAGGTGTTATGGATAGTCCTGCTTTGGGTTATGCCTCAGCAGTTAAGGTAGAAGAAGGTATCTATTTTGCTAATGGATATTTTGTACGTAATGCAGCACAACTACTTGTAATCGACAAGTACTATGATAGACCATCTGCTAAAGTTGGTTTTAAAATTAATGAACTTCTTGTAACTCCAGAACAAGATGCATCTCTGTATGATAATTCCAGAGGTTCATCAAACTTCTCAGCACCTGGTGCTCACAGACTTAAAATTACATTATCACTGGTTAGATATGATTACTTCCAGTTAACTGATAAGAATTTCATTCAGTTGCTTCTTGTTAAAGATGGTGTCATCCAAAAGCAACTGAAAGCAACCGATTACTCATTGGTAGAAGCTGCGTTAGCAAGAAAAACATTTGACCAGTCTGGTGATTATGTTGTAGATGAATTTCCCATTCAAGTTAGGGAATACTATCAGAAAAATGACAATCTGGGTTTCTATTCTGCTGGTACTGACGGTTTAGTCAATGGTCTCACTGCTATTGATGCAGAGAAAAAATTAGTAGGTACTGTTGGTTCTGGTAAAGCATATGTAAAAGGATACGAAGTCAAAAACAAAGAGACTAAGTATATTGAAATTGATAAAGCAAGGGACGTTCTAAAGAGAGAGAACGAAACTATTAAGACTACTGGTCTTAGTTCTTTCTATGCTACTAATGTATATGGCACAATTCCTCTAAACGCTGAAGGCGCTGAACTGACTGCATATCCTACATTATATCTAAACAGTGTATTTAATGATGGTTCTGTTGGACTCAATAAGACAGAATCACCTGGAGATCCTAAGCGCACTATTTCAAGAAGGGGCGAAGGATTCACTGTCGAAGATGGAGTTAAAACTTTCTATTGTTCTATTGTAGACCCACAAAAAACAATTGCTGACTTTGATGATGACGCAATTGGAACAGAACTTACGAAACTTTGGTTTATTAAAACTAGAAGCGACAATGGTTCTATCAATACATATGGTTATGCTGATGTGGTTGCATTCTCTCAGGTTAAAAGACCTGAATTGGGTGGCAATACATATCTAGAAATTACGGTTAAAGGTAATCGTGCTGACCTAGATTTGTATCTCACAAACTTTGATAGCACTGATGCTACTGCACAAGTACGATACCTATTTCCAGGTGAAGCACAGGTACAGCAAAATACACAGCAATTGCTTCGTGTCCTAGATTACAACGAAACAATTACTCCAGTTATTGGTGTTGCTAAACCAAAGAATATTGCAATTGAAAATATCAGTGACGGTTTTAATGCTGATACTGATAAGATTGTATCCAAAGGCAAGCTTGCTGGTGGTGTAGAGAAGTACAACACTGTTTTCGACTTATCATATTTTGCTCCTACATTCTTTACTAGAATCACACTAGAAACACTTGCAGATGCTACTTTTAGTTCTGGTAAGTACATTACTGGTACTGTTAGTGGAGCAAAGGCAGTTATTGAAGGTGGTACAGAAAGAGTGTACTCATCAACTAATAAGTTGTTTGTTGTTATGGTTTCTGGAACGTTTGTATCTGGAGAAACTATTGTTAATGAAGATGGGGTTACTGCTAAAATTGCCACAGAAAATACTGTCTCCCACTTTATCATTACAAATAGAGGTGGAAACTATACTTCAGCATCACAGTTTAAATTAGATGGTGTTCTCTATGACACCAACAAAATTGCTTGGGTTCGAGGTGGTGGTGGAACTATTCAGAATGTTTCTATTGAAGATAGAAATGCCGTAAGCACTACCTATTCACAACCTCCTATTGTAGAAATTGAAACTACTGCAGTAATTACAGATGTTGCAAAAGTCACACCTGTTCTGTTTAGAGATACTGTATACACATTCGATCCTTCCAACGTTAAGTCTGTTAATACTACGTTTGGATCAGGAAACAAAAATTCATTCACCTGTGATATTGAACTAGAGAAAACAGGATACGTTTACACAAATTCTGTTACAGACTTTACGTTTACTGGATTTGCTGGTTATAAGTTTATTGAATGTAACGGTTTTGGTGGAGACGCTAGTCTGTCTATAACTAAAGGCGATATTATCCAATTTGCTGATAATGATGGTGATGTATATCGTTACTCTGTACAATATGCAACCAAACCTGATGGTGTCAAAAGATCCAGACTTTACTTGGATAGAACACTACAAGCAGATGCTGTTAATGCTAGTGTTGTTGTACAGAAACCAATCATTACTAATGCCAATGGCACACTAGTATTCTCAACTGGAGATAAGAAAATTTCTTCATTGATTGATTCTAGTGAAGATTCTAAGATCACATATTATTTCCGAAGAGACTTTATTACGTCAGCATCTTCTGGAGCAGGTAATCTAACGTTTGCTGCTCAACTACCATTTGGTACACAAAGATTTGCTGAATTCAGTCAGAAAAATTTCATGATGACTGTATTGGATCCAGGTATTGCGATCCATGGTTTAGATACTGCTGGTAACTTTGTACCTAATGGTGGTACTCTCAACAAAGGTGATGTTGTTTATATCGATCCTGCGTTTGTTAAAATTACCCAGACTGATTCCGAACTAACTGCTGGTAGTGTTACTGTTGACTTCCCAGAGAATCATTTCGGTAATGTTGATAGTATTAGATCTAAGGCAGAAGCATATAACGTTGCTAACCCAACTACAACGGTTGATCTACCCAATAACAACTTCCCAGTCCTCAAACTAACTGCTACATTGCAGGTATCCAAAGCACGTCCTAGACTTAAGACTTGTATTAGAAATAAGCGTATCATTGTACAGGCAAGTGGAACTACAACCGTTCCATTTAGAGGACAGGATTATGATGGAGAAAACATTCAGATTACTTCATATGCTGATGCATTTAAGTTGAAGTATGTCTATGAAGGTTCTGTCTCTGCTCCTCCAACTATTGATTCTGTTGGTGGTTTGGTAACAGGTACTGATGTTACTTCTAGATATATCTTTGATGATGGTCAACGTGATACATACTACGATGTTTCTCGCATTACACTGAAACCTGGTCAAACTGCACCTTCAGGTCAGTTGGTTATTGCGTTCGATTACTTCGAGCATTCACAAGGAGATTTCTGTACGATTGATTCGTACCTCCATGAGGCAGGTGTACCTAATACCGAAGTTCCATCATTCAACTCTACTGTTAGTGGTCTCATCTCCCTGAGAGATGCTATCGACTTTAGACCTAAAGTAGACAACTCTAACATTGTTTCTGGTTACTTGGATAAAACAATCCTATCCAGTAGTGGTTATATCTCTTTCTCAGGCACCGCTGGAATCCCCGCTAGCACCCCTGCAGACGATGCTAACCTAAGTTATACAGTTAAGTACAATAAAACCCAATACCTGGACCGTATCGACGGGGTGTTCCTTGATACTCAAGGTAATTTTATTGTTAAGAAAGGCAATTCTTCACTGAATCCTTCCAGACCTGAATCTATCAGTGATGCTATTTCACTATACTATCTGTATGTTCCTGCATATACTGACTCTAATAGAGATGTGAGAATCATTCCTGTAGAGAACAAGCGTTACACAATGAAGGACATTGGTAAACTTGACAGTAGAATTGAGAGACTAGAATACTACACTTCACTGAGTGTTCTAGAACAGCAAGCACTTAATATGCAGATCACTGATGAAATTGGTCTTGATCGCTTTAAGTGTGGTTTCTTTGTAGATAATTTTGAAACTCATAGAGGTGATGTTAAATCTTTTGACCATAAATCTTCTATTGATACTCAGCAGTCTGTCCTTAGACCACAAGTAAATGAAGAAAGTTTAAATGTAAAAGAAGTAAACACCAGAAACGATCAGCGTGAAGTTGATGGTTATGTAATTAACAACGGTGTTATCTCACTTCCATATAGTGAAGTTAAACTGGTAGGAAATAATTTTGCTACTAAGACAATTAACCCCAATCCATTTGTTGTCCTACAATACGTTGGCGATCTAGATATTACACCTAGAGTTGATTCTTGGTATGATAGATCAATTGTACCTCTAGTTACTGATAACAATACAAATCTATTTGTTCCTTTCCTTGCCAAGGATGATGTTGTGGAGGCATTCTCATGCATTTATAACTCATTTATTGTAACATGGTCTGGAGCAGAAAGATCATTCTTCAATATCAATCCACTATCTACTACAAATAGTGAGGTATCTAATTCCAGAATTGAATCTGCATCAGTTTCTAGTTCTTCAAACATTAGTCCACAGAATAATGAGACACCTAAAGGTGTTGCAACTAGTAGCAGACGTGGCAAGCAAATTGTAACTTCACTGAAGTATTTTGCTCGCAGCATCCCTGTTAAATTTACTATTCGTAGAATGAAACCAAAGACTGAAGTCTTTGTATATCTCGAAGGAAAGAATGTTGGTAGATGGGTCGCACCCGACTCTAGATTTACAGGAATTGCAGGTAACTCTGTTTCGGCATTTGCAGCACCAATTATTACAGATGAAAGAGGCAATGCTTCTGGTGTTTTAATTGTTCCTGCTGGAGCTCCTCCAACATTTGCTACTACTTGGACAGGTGATGTATCTACAGTCTCATATGATGAGAGCGGTGAAGATATCAGAATTACTACAGGCGAAAAGACTTTACGTTTTACATCTAGCAGTACTAATTCAGACAAGAACGCTGTAGAAACTTTTGCTGAGACTAAGTTCTATGCATCTGGTTTGCTTCCCGATAATCCTACATCTATTATTTCGACACAACCAGCATACTTCAAAGCAAATGAAGGTTTGCAGTTAGTTCAAAATAATACAGAGCAAGAACAGAAACCAAATCCTTTGGCACAAACTTTCAAGATTGAAGGTTTTGAAGGTGGTGTATTTACCACTGGTCTTGATCTATTCTTTGCTGAAAAGAGTGATACAGTTCCTTTGCGTGTTTACCTCACAGATGTTGAGTCAGAAAAACCAGGCAAGAACATTGTTCCAGGAACAGAAATTGTTATGGAACCCTATACTTATTTGAAAGTATACTTCTCTAATACTGTCACTGTTCTGAAAGGTGAAACTCTCACTGGCATCAATTCAAATGCTTCTGGTCCTATCCTTAAGATTTTTGATAAGAACGACAACGAAGTTACTATCTCCGAAGATAATGAGATTACATTAACAAACGAACAGGTCTATACTATTGTTCTTTCTAATCATAACGGTATCAACTTTACTCCAGATGAACGTTTAAGTATTGCTTCTATTATTACTTTCAATAATGCTAACAATACCGAAATTGTTTCAAGAATTGCAAAAGATTCTGGTGTTGTATCTGCTATCAATATCACCAACGTTGGTGATAACTATGACAGTGCTTCAGTAACTATTGAAAGTCCTAGTCTTCCAGGTGGAAACAATGCTACTGCAGCTGTATTTGTATCTGATAGCAAAATCTATGATTCTTTACTTACACTAGGAGGCAGAGGATATACCGAACCACCTTCTGTTGTTATTAGAGGTACAGGTACTGGTAATAGTGGTGCCGTAATCGAAACTGAAATTTCTATCACAGAACCAGCAGTTAGAATGGGTATTGCTGTTGACACAGTTGGTAATGTACCTTCTGTTGTTGCCACTAAGTTTGAGTTTAATTACCCTGTATATCTTCTCAATAATACTGAGTATGCTCTAACAATTGAAACAGATTCTCAGGACTATTTAATCTGGGCATCTAAACTAGGTGAAACTGAGGTTGCAACTAGTACTACTGTTACGACCAATCCATCTTTGGGTTCTGTATATAAATCACAAAATACTAATAACTGGGTAGAAGATTTGTTTGAGGATGTCAAGTTTACTCTGTATCGTGCAGAGTTTGATACGACTAAAGATGCACAAGTTGAGATTAAGAATACTCCTCTTGGATACAATACCATGCAGGTAGATCCTCTAGAGACATATGCATTCGCTAATGCCAATGCTACTTCATCTTTGTTTAAGAATAATAACAATATTATTAAGGTATCACATAAGAATCATGGGTTTGAAGAAGATCAATCTTATGTTTTCTTTAGAAATTTAGTCTCTACTGCTGGATTTACTCAAGGTACTCTTAATAGTTCTTTGTTTAAAGTATCCAATGTAGGTGTTGATACTTTCACGGTCAGTGGAATTGGTAGAGCGGCAGACAGTATTTTTGGTGGTGGTTCAACTGGTTTGATTGCTGCCAATAAAAAGTATGAAAGATTGCTTGCTCAGATTTCTTACATTCAGACACCAGGAACAAATATTGATACTGAAGTCAAGACTACTAATATTATTCCTATTGACTCTAATACTCTAAACTACAATTCATATTCTGTATCGAATTATGAGAAAACTTTCTTGAATGAAGAACAGTTCTTTATCAACCAGAAAGTAATTGCTTCTGGAGTAAACCAATTGATGAACAATTTAGATAATTCATTGGTATAC